AAGTGACGGTCAGAAGGAACGGTGGCCTTGGAAGCGTCAATCTGGTTCCCGTCCTTGTCTACGATGTAAGTTATCGGCATTTTCTGCTCCTTTAAGCTGCCAGTTCATCAGAGATGCGCCATGCGTTTCTCCACTCGCGTGTCGCCGGAAGTTGCTCCTTCCGGCAGATCACCATCTTCGGGCGGTTGCCCTCGTCCCACGACTGCCATACAGACTGTGGTACGTCCTTTTGGATGAGGTATTCGATTGCCTCTTCTTCGGTCATCGGCCCCATTGGTTCTGTTTTGTGCAGCAAGTAGCCGCGTGTGTGTTTTTGGAAGTCGGGCTGCGCCTCATCCTTCGCTAATTCCCAGTATACCCAGACCGGCGGCAATATCCCACCTTGTAGCGCACAGGCCATCCAGTTGGGGTCTGGCACCAGTATCTTAGCACACTCGTCCACACTGTCTTCGTACACGACACGGTAGTCTGACTGCACACCATCAAGGTTCTCTTTGGCCCAACAGAGCCTGTCCCACAGATGTGTGCCTTGAAACTCTGGGGTCACTGTCATGCGAGGTCTCCAAATGTTTGGTGATGAGTTCCAGCGTCTCCTTTATTACCATTAGTGTCGTGAACTTCTATTCCGTATCCAGTCGTCGCTGTTCCATGATATCCTGCAAGTCTACCCGCTGAACTAACCGCCGTTGCAGAGCCGGATATGAGACTTGTTTCCATATTATTGGTAAATGTAAATTCATAATCACCTGTACCAGAATCAGTGCCACTTGCTATGTTAAAACTGTCATTAAGTGCCGCAGCAGTGCTTGCCCTACACCACGCCTTCGCGCTACCCTCGACAACAAAATTCGTAGCCAGCGAACCCGCAGTCGAGTGCGTCAGGGTATCTGCTTTGAGTGTACCGAAGGCCATTATTCACCTGCCTCTAACGCTGCAACTTTCGTCTCAAGCGTTTCAATCTTGGCAATCGCTTCTTTCAATGCGCCGGTCAGAAGCGGCACCAGCATAGAATGGTCGATGGCCTGCATGACTGGGTTGCCATCGCCATCAACCTCGTTGTGACTTCCGCTTGCAGCTTGCGGGACAATAGACTGAGCTTCGTGAGCCAGAAAACCATCGAAGTTTGGACTGTCAAGGTCATCAACAATCCAGCTAAATCTTTTTGGAGACAGTTGCTTTACTCGGTCAATCGCCCCTGTCATGTTCTCGACGTTTTCTTTTAGTCGATGGTCTGACGATGTGCCATATTGAGTTGCGGATTGACTTGTTAAAATTTCTCCGACTGAAGTGCCACCTCTCCTAAAAACTATGTGATTTCTAAAGCTTCCATCAATATTGACATTGCGGTCAAACTGCGCGACGTAATCGCTCTGGTCAGATACAACATTAAACCTGAAAGATGTGCTGGTGGTTCCGATTGAGAATCGGCCCGATGAACTTATTCTCGCCCTCTCATTTGCACCACCTGTTTGAAATTTCAACTCGCCAGTGCTGTTTGACGCTTGAAGGGTAACGCTATCATTGCTGTCGAGCGTACCTAACTTCCATCTGTTGGCACTGGAACCTTTTCCTACAATAGAGGCTTTATTTGTGTCTGTGGATGATAAGTGCAACATTTCACCAGAACCAGCAATATCTAGTTCTACGGCGGGTGAGTCAGTGCCGATGCCGACGAGGCCGCTCGATGTGATGGTCATGCGTTCAGCGTTGCTACTCGCACCAAGAGTGGCGCTTGCATTAGACGCACCCGTAAAAAACCTGACCTTTCCAGAAGTAGATGTAGCCCCGAGTGCAAGGTCGCTTCCGGCACCATCATGTGATGCCTGTTGAATGACAGGGAAGAAACTTTCAGATGTCGTTACGCTCTTGCCGAAGACCAATTTGTTGTCTGAACTGACGGTGCTGCCGCCTACTTGCAAACGACCAACAGGCGAAGTCGCATCGAGGCCGACGAGGCCGCCCGATGTGATGCGGACCTGCTCCGTATTATTGGTCATCACTCTCAAATCATGATTTGAGTTTGTACCTATTTTGACATCGCTGTTTTGAGCAAGGACGTCGAACTTAACGTTGTTAGTGGTGTCTTCAACACGAAATCGTGCGCTTGCATCAGCACTAATGTGAATCGATGTATCAGGGGAAGTTGTGCCAATGCCTAATTTATGACCGGCTGCAACAATCACATCGCCCGTGCCATCAGGGTCGAGGGTGATGTCGTTATTACTCTCAAGGCTGGAGATTTTGTTTGTCTTTACTTCACTCATGCGAGGTCTCCCATCACCATTGACCCACCAATGGGCACATCAGCATCGCCGGTGGTTCCAACATTGATGTAAGCTATTATGTGGCTAGTTGTTAAAACTGTTGAATCACCGTCAGATGAGTCAATACCGTTTGCAGCACCACTATTGCTTGTGCCTCTTTGCATTCGTCCCATCACAGCACAACAATAATCGTTGTTTGACATAGCGTTTGTGTGATTGATTGTGTAAGTGCCGGTGTTCGTGTCTCCAACACTTGACACGTTAAAGCTATCACGAGGAGTAATGCCGCTGGTGGTGCCGTCAAAATTAGACCATATCTTTGCCGCCTGTTGCTTCGTCAGCGTAGCCGCACCGCCGCTGGTGCTTTGAATGGTATCTGCCTTCAACGTACTCATAGCGTCACCAATGTTGCGCCGCTCTCCACGGTCAGGGTCACGCCACTGGCTACAGTGAACGGGCCTGTCACGTTTGCGTTCTCAGTTGCAAGAATGGTTGTGTCGGCAGTCAATGACTGTGCGTTAGTGCGGAACAGGCCACCGCCCTTGAAGTTGCCCTTGTTTTGATCGGGAGGCGTAATCGTCTCGCCTTGCGGCGCAAGGTAGTTTACGAAGATGTTGTTCGTGCCGCTAGATGGTGCGGCAGTGAATGTAAGTGTCGTGCCATCAGGAATGGTGTAAGCCGAGGTGTCCTGTATTACACCATCGACAGATACCAAGATATCCTGCACAGATGACACAGCAGTCGTTAGCGTAAACGTGGTGTCACTGCCATCACCGTTGAACCGCTGAACCGCTACCGTGCTTTGAAAGTTGTCGGCTATCGGCTGACCAATGTAGGGCATTAGGTGATCTCCATGTAGCTCATGGTGACAGAAACCTTGTCTGCGACAGAGGCATCTATCTTTATGATGTCTCCAACATTCAATATCAGCTTATTACCGCCCATGATCTCTACCGTCGAACCCACAGGTATCGGTATGTCCTTCACAATGTGTGCCGTTGTATTCTGCGTTTGACTTGTCTGTGTCGTGGTGCTGACAAGCTGCACCGTGCCGGTCACTTGCGAAGTGTGGACGTTGGCAAGCGTCAAGCCAAGAACAACCACAGTGCTGCCCGTCTGAACTGTGTATAATGTTTCTGGCGATCCAGATGTGGCGGGAGCAACATCCCGTGTAATTACTTTGAATGTATTAGCCATCTAAATCTCCATCACCCAAGCGCAATCGCAAGAGCCGTTGCCTCGTCCGCTGCCGCTGTTGCGGTTGTTGCACCAATATCGGATAGAACCTCTGACGCCGAGCGGCCCTCAATAGATGTGCCGTCAATACGCAAGAAGTCATTGTCGGCGGCACCAGATGTAAATACAGCTACGTTGCCATTGCTGATGCCCGTAGCCGCAACAGCGGCGGTTCCAAGACCAAGAGTTGTGCGCTGTGCGCTTGCGTCCGCATCATCAAGCAACGCTTTACCGGCAGCGGTTAAATCATACGTTGCCGCTGTGCCGGAGCCGGTGAATTGAATGCCTTTATCTGCTGCGGAGGTAAGACCCGCTAGGGCTTGTAATTCTGTGTCGAGCCTAGCGTTGGCTACAGTGCCGCTGGCAAGATTACTAGCGTTCAGCGCGGTCAGTGCGCTGCCGTTGGCCGCTATAATATTGCCACTAGCATCAAGGAACACCGCCTTCTCTGCGGGCTGGGCGCAAAAGATTGTCTTGGTGCCGGAACTCCAACTCACCGCGCTGTCACTGTTGCTAGACTGAAGGATCGTTGTGCGAGCTAACGTCGTGCCGGACGATGTATAGGTGCCAACACCAACCTCAAAGTCAGTGCCATCTGTGCAGGCGTAGTATGTCGTGTTGCCATCGCCAACAGACGAAAATGCCTCAAAACCAGTAACGGCACCGGCCAATGTATAGGTGCCAGTGCCGGTGGTAGTGGTCGTCTCCTTGACGCGATCCTTGAGTACCAGTGCCATCTTACTTCAACTCAATAGTGAGGTTCCCTGCGTTGATGCGGAAGATGTCGCCATCGTCAATAGTCCTGCTGGCATCGAGTGCGCCAACAAACAGGATGTTGCCACTCGACGAGGCGTCCGCAATAAACACATGAGTGATCGTATCAGCAGTGGTAGTTCCTGCTGCCGGAAAGTCGATGTTGGCGGCGTTTGTTGCCGTCTGCGTGTCGGTAGAGTCAGAGCCAATGGTTGTCCAGTTGGAGGCTGTAACCTGCACCCTTGCATAGTTGGTGAAATCAGCCTCTGTCACAGAGCCTGTTTCTGCCGCAGATACCGCAGTTGCCAGACCAACATAGATGCTGTCACCCGGCGAGGAGAAACTCAACGAGTTGTTCTTGAATATGAAATGCAACAACCTCCGCTCTAGGTAGTTTGTTGCTGCGTTGGATGTAGCCATCTCCTACTCCTTATGTGCGAGGCCGTTCTGGCAAGCCCCTGCGATAAGCGTCAGCGTTCTCTCTCGCCTCTGCCAGATCTTTCAGTCTCGAAAGTGCCTCGGTGAACTGCTTGTCATACAACTGAAGCATGTCCGGCTCACCCTTCATGTAAATATACGCCTCGTATAATGAGCCGTAAAGCAAGGCATTTGGAGCGTTTGTGCTTAACCAAGTTGTGCCGCTGTCTGCTCCTGCGGTAAGCGAAGCTGGACGATAGAAATAGTGAAACTCACAAACGTAATTGCTGTCAGGGGTGGGTGCCAAAATCATGTTATCAACATCAAATCTTGCATAATATCTTGGCGTACCGGTGGTAGCAGAGTTGGGATTAAACTCTTGAATGAAGTTAACATCCTTCTGCAGCAGAAACTCTTTGGAACTGCTGTTTGTTATGGACAACGAGAAAGAAGCTAAGAAGTCTGTCGGTAACGATAGGAACGGATCGTTCTGCGAAACCGCGCTTGTGGCGTTTTTACGGAAATACTCTAGGTCTACAAGGTAGAAGATTCGATCCTCTGCCGCACGAATGAAGTCATCTACATTCGACACGAATGTAGTCTCCGTGTTTTCTGTGTATTCCTGTATCGCAGTCTTTAGCTGTGCAAATGTGAACGCCATCTATGTCTCCAAAGTCACCGGCCCGGCAGTCGCATTTTCACCACCCCCGCGTTGACCACCCGTGGTGGCGGTGCCGGACGACGCAGTAAAGGTATAGAGGTTAGCATCCGTGACAGTAATCGAGTAACCACTAGAACTCTCCAACACAGCTTGAGTGAAGCCATCAAATCCGGTTGTCTTTCGAAACCTTACCGTATCTCCAGTGGTGCGTCCATGTGAAGGCTCGATAACCGTTATAACGGCGCTACCAGAAGACCCTGAAAGCAAGGGATTGGAGGGCAGTAACCTAGCCACCGTGACCTCAGTACGCTGGTCTGGACGTGGATCGTGGATGGCCTGCGGATCTGGTCCAACACGAATCGGCTCTAGCTGTGGGTGTTTTGCCTCGTATTCGTCTCTGCCTACTTTGGAGCCGTTCCACTCCGTGACCATCTCAACGAGTCGATATCTGAACCCCGACCGGTCTGATATTCCGTAAGCATCTTTGCCCGAAGCAAACCGTGACATCAGTTTATCCTCAGATACTGCATGCTAGGCTGTAGTTTCAAAGCTACACGATCTTCGTCCTCGTCTGCCGCACGTTGGAATTCCTCTTCATACACCGCTTTCAAAAGCTGCACCCTTTCCGG